TGTATCTGTGCGTTCTCGCATCGCCGCTTTGGCTAATAGCGCTGTGAATAAGATGGAAGAGGCTCTGACAGATGGTCCTCTCGATATTGCTGTTTCCGTTGCTCGCGATGTACTTGACCGTTCGGGCAACCGTGCTGTTGATGTGGTAGAGCATCGACACAAGATGGAAGGCGGTCTCGTCATCGAGGTACGAGAGAAGAAACACAGCGATGTTCCTGTAATCGATCTGACAGCGGAGGTTGTCAATGGCAACAGTGAAAGACCTTAGTGGCAATGCTCCGTCAAGCATTGGTCCTGATTTTACTGATCCATCTACCAAAGATGATCATGGCAACGTTCTTACTCCTGGTGCAGGTGAAGTCGTCGCCTATGCTGGCTCGTCTGTACAGTCAGCACCGTGGCCAGAGAGTGTAAACGCTCTTCGTATTCTTGCGACAACAGATGCCCACTATCTCGTAGGAGACAATCCTACAGCAGCGGCGAACGGTACGAGTGTATTTCTAAAGGCCAACGTCACAGAATACATTCGTGTCAAAGGCAACCAGCGCATTGCTGTGATCCAAGCATCAGCGGGCGGCAATCTTCACATTAGCTACGCGAGGTAATGATGGCCCGTAACTTCATTCTCCCTCCTCCTGTTGTCGGCGCTGGAGATATATTTGCGCTGCTCGATCTCATTCGCAACGAGGAGAAGTACACTCAGCGTGTGAACGAGTTGCTTGCCTTGCAGCAACAGGTACACAATGAGATTACACTACTTGCGAAGCTTGAAGAAGCTCCAGGTATCGTGAAGCTCGCAGAGGCTCGATCACAAGACGCAGAGAACATCGTCAAACAGTCACAGGAACAAGCTGCTGCCACTATTGCTGAGGCAGAACAGCGAGCAAACAAGATCGTTGCTGATGCGCAGGCTGTCAGCGAAGAGACACAAGACTTTGTCTCTCGCGCTCTAGCGAACCTGGAGAGGGAGTCACAAGAACTCTCCGATCGCAAGAAGCTCCTCGATCTCGCTGCTGAGACTGTGAAACATGATCGAGAGAAGATTGATCTCGCTGCTGTTGAGCTTGGCAAGAAGGAAGCAGAACTGCTGAAGCGAGAAGAGGAGATCAACAAGAAAGCGGAGACAATCAGCAAACTCACAGCCATGTTGGGACCAAAGGATGTCGCATGACGTGGTCAATCACAACAGCACGCCGTAACGCGTTGCTCGATGGCATTGATGATGACATCAACGGTGGTCTTGGTGCTGGTATCCTTGCGATCTATGGCGGCACAAAGAAAGCATTGTCAGTTGCTCCTGATGGAACAACACCACTTCTAGCGAAGTTTACTCTCGCCGATCCGGCATTCGCAGCCGCTGCTGCTGGCGCAATGGATATCGATGCTGATCCTGATCTTGAGACAACTGCTGTTGAGACTGGTACAGCAACATGGGCGCGGTTTTACTCATCCACAGATGGCTCAACAATTTTGGAAGCAAACGCCGTTGCGCAGTGTGATGTTGGTACATCCGGTTCTGACATCAATCTCAATACGACGACGATTACCAATGGTGGTACAGTTCGTATCACGTCTGGTAACGTCACCGCTCCTGGATCGTAACCTGAAAGGACATCCATGCCATTCACCAACGCGCAGCTTCAAGCGATCAAAACTGAGATCAACAATGATCCAGCACTCTCGTCTCAACCGATGAACTCGGATGGTGCATTCGCTATTGCAGAAGCTCTCAACCGATTGGATGTTCCAGACTTCTTTGTGTGGCGTACGGACGCAAGGGTACGAGATATCTTCGATGCAATAGATTGGGCGAAATACACGCCTATCGATGCAGTCGATGCCACCAATGCGTCTATTTACACAGCACGTCTGCTGGCAATTCAAACGAAGCAGATAAATCTTCAGAACATGCTGGTTGGACGTGACACGATTGACACTAGTAGGGTCAACATTCGCGCCGGCTTGCGAGATGCTGTAATCCAACTTCCGAGTGGCGCACAAGGTGTTGCAACATCGGCAGGTGGAGTTAGTGGCGTCAATGTTCTCAATATCTGCGTACGCAAAGCACTGCGCATTGAAAGGGTCCTTGCTCTTGCCTCTGCTCCATCTGATACGACTGGTACAGTAACCGCACGTATTATGGGATACGAGGGGCAAATCTCCTATCCTGATGTTGAACTAGCGAGGGCTTCGTAATGGCAGACATTGGTATCAAATACGGTACCACCGTTGCTTTCGATGTAACGAACCTCGGCGGTCTCGATAGCAGTGCTACGCGAGTCAACGGCTGGACCACTGCGTCAGTTGACAACAACGCAGATAACTTTCTTGATTATCTCATTTCAGGATCGTTCAAGACTGCTACCGCCGCTCCTGGTGACAAGACGACGATCAGCGTTTACGCTTACGCCGCTCTCAACCCCGATACACCCATTTGGCCCGATCTCTTTTCATCTGGAACAGAGGGCTCAGTAGGTCTTGCCAACGTACATGATGAAGAGCAGCGTGATTGTGGGATGCGTCATCTCTGGACTGGTACGGTTGACAACGGCGCGGCTGGTGAAGTTTATACCATGCCTCCAACATCTCTTGCCGAAGCCTTTGGTGGGGTTCCACCTAGATTGTGGGCGCTGTGGGTTGTGCATAACTTTGGCGGTACATCAGAGCTTCATGCGTCCGACAATGCTCTTTATCGTACACCAATCGAAGGCGTAAGTGCATAGAGGCATAGCTTGTGGCCAATCTCATTCTTCCTCATCGCTGGCAGAACCAGCCTACGGGACCAGTCGAGATTGATTGGAATGCCGATATAACGCGTGGACTAAAACTAGCGCTGTTGGGCTCAACAGGAATTCCAATTAATCTCGTCAACCATCGTGTAATGACACTTACAGATGGTACTATTGGCCAAACACACACACCACAAGGCGTTGCCTTTGCTTGGAACCGAGCAACGACGCGTAGAATTGATACGGGCATCGTCAATAACAATCTGAGGAAACATTCGCTCTTCGTACTTGCGCGTCATGACGAGTTGGCGTTCGGTACTAGTGAAACTCACATCTCTACCCGAGGCGCATCGAATACGGGATTTGGCGCTCGTACTATATCACCTATCGGTTCTGCACCTAATACAACTTATCTCTACAATTATGTTCACGGAGGTGTTCAGAACCTCGACTCCACCGTTCCAGTAGAGAAAAGTCATTGGTCAGCGGCACCTGTTGGTTGGAGTGCTGATACTCAGAGCGGCGGCGTTGTCAGACACTTCGGCAACGGCAAGTTTAGTAATCAGGTGTCTGTCACGTCGAATATGACGCAGAACAGTACCTCTGTTGTCATTGGTACTGACTCAGGTACTGCATCGCCTCTAGGTGGTGACATTCCGTTGATGCTGTACTGGCAAGAACGTTTCCTGAGTGATGACGAACAAATCTCTTTAGCTCTCAACCCTTGGCAAGTGTTTCGTCCGTTAAAACGCCGGCTGTTCTTCTTTAGTGGAGGAGCAGTAATTGTTGAGGGAACGCTGTCCGGGACATTCGGAGCCTTGACAAGTAATATCACTGGTGATGCTGGAGCAACAGGCACATTGGCTGGTACATTTGGTTCGATCAATAGTAACATTCTTGGTGATGTGCCTGATGCCCTTGTCTATGGATACCCAGTATCAGCCGGCATGATGCAGTCAACTAGATTAAGGGGATGATATGCCTACATACCGCATGACGCGAGACAGTCTGCATGAGAAGTTCTCTCAATCTCGTGCGAAGGTTCAGATGTTCGGTGGCGGGTTTGCGAATGGAAAGACAGCCGCAGCCATTGTGCTTAAAGTTCTTCCAGTAGCACGGGACTACCCAGGAGCTAACATCTTGGTTGCTCGTGCAACGTATCCCAAACTGAATGACACCATTCGCAAAGAGTTTTTCAAGTGGTGTCCTAAGCACTGGATCAAGTCGTTCAGCAAGGCTGAGAACGTTTGTGAACTTGTCAACGGTACAACAATCAACTTCCGTTACATTGCTCAGCAGGGGAAGAGTGCCGAGAGCACCACATCCAATCTACTCTCTGCAACATACGATCTTATCGTCGTTGATCAGATCGAGGACCCAGAGATAACAGGAAAGGACTTCTATGACCTGCTTGGGCGTCTTCGCGGCATGGCACCTTATGTTGGCCATGATCCTACTATGCCTCGGACTGGTCCGCGTTGGATCATCGTCACTACGAACCCTACTCGTAACTGGGTCTATCGTGAGCTTGTTCGTCCTGTACACAGGTATCATCAAACTGGAGGGCGTCAGCGAGATCCAAGTTTGTTGGTTGATGAACACGGACAGCCCATCATCGAACTCTTTGAAGGTTCTACCTATGAAAACGCTGAGAACCTAGAAGAGGATTTCATCAAGACACTTGAGAGTGCGTACAAAGGACAAATGCGTGATCGGTTCCTTCTCGGTAAGTGGGCTGCGTACGAGGGGCTGGTGTATCCGATGTTCGATGAAGACATTCATGTGGTTCCGAATATCGAGATGCGGAAACTGTATGAGCGTCTCAAGCTTACAACAGCCAGTCTCACTGTACTTGAGAGCTACGATCATGGGATCGCAGTACCGTCATGTTATCTGTTTGGCTTCGCTGACGAAGAGGGCAATGTCCATGTGATGAATTGCCACTACGAAAAGGAAATGACAATTGCAGATCATGCAGAAGCTATCAATGACATTCGACGACAGAACCGCAGCGATCGCCTTAATCGTATTCTGGCTGATCCTTCTGTTTTTCGTCGCACTGGTTCCGATAGCAAGACCGTTGGGCGCACCACTGCTGACATGTTCGAAGAATACGGACTGTACATGGAGGCCGGTAACAACGATATCATCAATGGTATCCACAAGATACAACAGTATCTAACCATTGAGCAGAACCACAAGAACCCATACACCGAACAGTGGGGCGCTCCGAGGCTCTACATCTCTGATGCGTGCGAGCCTCTAGTCTCAGAGTTCGTTGAATACTATTGGATGAAGGACACTACTGGTCAACAGATGGACAAGCCTGTAGACAAGCGGAACGATGCAATGGACAGCATCAAGTATCTGATGTCCAGGCGACCAAAGTTATCCATACCTCTACCGAAACCGCACACGTTAGTGCCGGCATACATGAAATGGCGAGAGTTCGATGCAAAGCAACGAAACAATTCTCACAGGTATGGTTAGTATGAAGCGCTGTCGCAAGCTGACCAAAGAAGAGAAGAGGGTTGTTTGGTCGAAGCCTGAAAGCAATGCTGGAGTGGGTTGGTGGCCAAAGTATGGTGATGATCCAGGACGACTGCGTCGTGGACCGTTGCTTGTAGAGGAGCAAGCGAATGGCTGATGAGATGGAAAATCTTCCCGAGGGTGTCGAGCGTGTAATCTCGGAGGAGGTTGGTAAACCGAAGAAGGGCCAACGTGAGCCGATCTACAAGATGATCGGTGACAGTAAAATCCCTGTGTCCAAACACATGGGCAAGATGTGGAAAGGACGCAAAGACGCAGGTTGGAGTGCTACTTCAGATCATCGTGCAGCCGCTGACGAAGCTATTGCGTATTACCATCATGATCAGATGGGGCACCGTGCTGGCCGGACACCTGAGAACGCGGGTAATCGTGGTATCGCACGACGCATGAACGGTCTCATGACAGAGACTGAGAACGTCGTGTTCTCAAATGTCAACGCTCTCATTCCTGCTCTATACGCGAAGAACCCTGAGAGTGAGTTCACATCGAACAAGCGTGATGAGCTTGAGAGAAAACGTGGGCATGCGATACAGAAACTCATCAATGCACTGCTCTCTCGCAAAGCAGAACCAGGAGTGAACTTCAAGATCAAGGCGAAGCGCGCTGTCGTACTGGCGCAGTTGACCAATGCTGCGTGGGCAGAAGTTGGCTATATCACCAAGGATCAAGGCAGTGAACAGGCTCTTGCCGATCTACAGGAGATTGCAAAGAAACTGGAGGACAAGAACCTTTCTTCGAATGAAATCGAACGTCTCGAAGGAGAACTTGTCGCACTCGAAGAACAGATCGACGTGCTCCGTCCTAGCGGTCCCTTCCTGCGTATCCGTCAGTGGAACGAAGTCGTGGTCGATCCGCATAGCGAAGAACCGGATCATTGTGACGCCAACTGGATGATGATCTCGGACATGATCCAGACCAACTATCTTGCTGCGAAGTACGGTAGGCGCAAGGGTACGGAGAACGCAGACGAGTATGCTTCTATCTTCGAACCATCGCATGTGCTCCTCGCGACCGAAGGACAGAAGGAAGACTTGAACAACTTCAAGATGTTCAACAATGACGAGGATCATACGAAGTACGGCTACGCTGATGAGAGCGCATATTCCCGTGCCCGCTACACAAAGGTGTGGATGGTGTGGGACAAGGTAACGCGCCGTGTGTACATGTTCAACGACAAGGATTGGCAATGGCCGATTTGGGTATGGGATGATCCGTATCACCTGGATGGGTTCTTCCCGCTCAAGAAACTCGCGTTTCACCTGTCACCGACGCAGCCTATCTCGAAAGGCGAAGTCACGTACTACTTGGATCAGCAGGATGCGATCAACGAGATCAACGATGAAGAGCGTCGTGCTCGTCTGTGGGTGAAGCGCAACATTGCCTACAACAAAAACAAGATGTCTCAAACTGATGCTGAAAATTTGCTGAAAGGAGATGATGGTACTGCTGTCGCAGTTGATCTGAAGGAGGGTGAGAAGTGGTCAGATGCAATCTTCTCGATCGCTCCTCCATCGATGAATTTCCCTCAGTTGTTCGATACGTCGAAGAAACTACAAGCCATTGATCGTATCACAGGCTTGAATGAAGTGCTCCGTGGTGGGCAATTCAAGACGAACACAACAAATAAGGCGATCGAACAGTACACTGCATCAACTAGTACACGGCTTGAGGACAAGGTTGACAGTCTTGAGGATTGGATTGGTGATGTGTGCTGGATGTTGGCACAGATGTGTCTCCAGTTCATGGAAGCGGACATGGTTGGTGCTCTCATTGGAGATGAATACGCTAATGAGTGGCAGAACATGTCTCCTGATCAGATCCGCCAGTTCTCTGTAATCTGTGTTGGCGGCTCCACACAGAAACCAACGTCACGAGCCAAGAAGCAAGAAGCAGTCGAAGTCATGCAGGTACTTGGGCAGTTTGCGAAGGTTGCTCCTGGTGCCGTACTTGAAGTTGGACTTCGTATGCTCGAACAGGCATTCGACGAAATCACTATCCAAGCAGAGGATTGGCAAATGATCCGCCAATCCGTTGCTGCGGGACTAGGTGGCGGAACAGGAGGAGCAGGAGGAGAAACTGATCCAACTGCTGCTACAGATCAAGTTGATCAAATGATCTCACAACTTTCACCTCAAGTACGCAAGGCACTTGGGTTGGCTTTGGCAAAAGGAGTGCCATTGAAACAAGCTCTTGCACAAATAGACGCGATGCTGAAGCAACAGCAAGGCACCGCAGAAGGGGAAACAAATGTCGAGTGAGAATAGCACAGAGAAGAGCATCCTTGACGGTGTCCTGGGTGAAGAGGAGGATGTTACTACAGGAGTCGAAAGTGGCGATGATCCGACAACGACCGCTGATGGTCAAACACAGAACCCTGGTTCTGCGGACACGAGCGGCGCAACCCAGGACGGTACTCGCCGAGGACAACGTGATCCAGGTGCTGGCCCACGCCCTGACCCTAACAAAGGTACACAACCAGGGTCAGCAGGCAAGCAGCCCGCGCAAGCTGCCACGAAGCCGCCGCAAGGTGCTAATCCCGGTGATCTAGTAGACCCGCAGACAGGCGAGATTCTTGCTCGTGCTGGCGGTGAACGACGTGTGTATGAACGTGCAGAGAGGCGCGTTCGAAATGCTGTCAAAGCACAACTGGATAGCCTCAATGCACAGGTTGAGACGTTCAAGCAGTCTACGAACTATGACAGGTACGGGATTTCGCCGCAGGAGGCTAGTGTCGGTCTTCAGCTAATCTCGGCTTGGAAGAAGAACCCTGTCGAAACCTTGAAGTACCTCTTGACAGAGGCCAAGGCGATGGGGCATAATATTGACGACCTTGGCGGGGGAGGTGCCATCGACGCTGCCGCTATCAAGCGGATGGTCGATCAGGCAGTCGAGCCCCTGGTTAATGACCGTAAGGCTAGTCAGGCAGAGCAGGAAGCTAGAAACAAGGTAGATACTGAGTTTCGAGCATTCGCCACGAAGTATCCTGACTACAAGCCGCACGAGGCTGATATCGCGAAACTCTTGAGAGAAAACGACGATATCTCTCCAGAAGTTGCGTATCTCCAGTTGCAGGCATTCGCTCTCAGAAACAGTCTGGACTGGAGCAAACCCCTCGGGCCGCAAATTCTCGCGCGTTCGGGCGGTGCTCAACCTAGTGGACAGCAGCGCCAGGGCTTGCCGGTTGGCAGGAACGTGAGCGGCGCAGCACCCGTAGGCACAGCGCGCACAGTAGCGCACGAGAGCACTCCTACACGAAGCATCGTGATGGAGGCTATGCGTGAAGCAGGCTACAAAATCTAAGGAGAGGTAAAATGGCGGCAATCGCAACAGTTCTTGCTACAACACTGGAGCGGTCGCGTCGGAAGCTTATCATGGCTTCCGTGAAGTCCAATGCTCTCGTTGCGTGGGCTTTCGCGACGTCTCGTGTTGAGACAGAGACCGGTGG